ATAATACATAACGTTGCTCATTAGTAAGGTGAACTTTGTTCAATTCTAAGATGTGATAGTGTCCTTTTTCTTTAGAAGACACTTCCTCATTAAAATCTATTCCATTAAATTCTTCAGGTAGGCTGCTCTTGACTTGGTCTAACTTGTTTGCTTTCATTTGCGTACTTTTTAAGTTGTGAATATATTTTATCAATTCTAGTTTTGAACTCTAAGTTCTCGCCAAATGTAATAATATTGGTTTGCTCTCGCTCAAATCTTGCAATAAAATTAGTGAATCTTGCCTTAATAATGAAATCTTCATTAGAAACCGCACCAACACTGGCTAATTCCTTTGCTTCATCTAAAGTATTGTGAGGCATTGGATTCAAATTATACAAAGTCCAAGCACGTTTAATCTTGTCTTTATTACCTCTGTATTTAGTTTGAATTATCTGCCTGTAAATTGAATCAATCTCTTCATCAGGCTCACCATTTTCTTTTGCCGCTTTATATTCTTCTTGTAATACTTTTACATTTTTAAGGTAAAATTCATCACCATAATTAACGGTAGAACCAACAAATGAATCTCCGTATCTTAATCTTGCAACAGTATCATTAGCAAACTTATGTACCTTCTCAAACGATTCTTTTAAGTTAATTAAAACATTCCTTCTTGATTCAAAAGAACCTAGAACCTGAAGTTCATTAATCGCTTGGTCATTAATCGCTTTGGTAGTTGTTCCGATTACACCGCTTTTAATTTCAGATGCAATATGGTTAAGCTTTTCACCTAAATATTCTAGGGGCTTAATATCTGCTGAAATAATTTTAACGGGGTCGCTTAAATCAGGTGAATCAGCAGTTTGGGGGGCTGTGTACATATAATTTGTACCTGCTCCTACTAATTTTCTACTCTCGCATGATTCACACTTGACTTGTCTTGACCTTGTTTGCATTTCCTCAAGGTCGTTATTGTAGTAGTCATAAGACTCATCAATATAACCATTTTGGCAATTCTCAAAGTCACACTTCTCAGCCATTGAAACAACAATTGGATATGAGCTATAAAGGTCAGCGTGTTCTTTAAAAGTATCTTGAGCAAGGTATCTGTCAAACTGATTAAGCCAATCCGTAATAGGTGACTTTTTCAGAATCAAATTATCCTTTTTCATGTCTTTATCCCAAAAGAATGTGGCAGGGCAATATCCTAATGAATGTTCACTTTCAAAAATTAATTCAATAGTTCCATTTGTATCGTTGTAAATCCTGTAAGACTCATCATTGTAAACTCCATAAACATCTTCTTTAAGCTCAAATATGATTGCATCAATACCACCTTTATGATTCACTTTTACGTGTCTTATACTGGATGAATTGATGAAATAATAAACAGGCTCTAGTCTGTCGCTTGTTGGTTCTCTTGGAAGGTCAACAATTAATACTGAGTTGATGCCAGTTTTTAGTTGCTCAAAACCTCTATTCTTGAAAAAACTTCTGTCTTCTAATACCTTTGTTAGGTATGTGTTGAAATCATCCTCAAGGTCAGTACTCTTGAATTCGTAATTGAAAAAACTATTCTGACCATCAAAAATTCTTGATAGCTCAGTGAAAATTTCGTTGGAAATGCCTAGTGTGGCAATTGGATTTTTTAGGAGTTGACAAAATCTTTCAAACTTGTCATTAGGTAAATAACCAGCAACCCAATTTAGAAAGTCATTATAAGCAGGATTTGCCCCGTTCTTTCTGACCTCTGTCTCAGTGTGTAATGCTAATCTATTTTCGTGTTTTTGAGCTTCCTCTAGTACTCCCTTTTGTGGACTGCTTAGTATCAGCTTCCTTAACTTTTCTTCGCTTAAGCTCATTGTCTACAAATTCAAATGGTGAACCTTTTGGTAACTCAAATTGAGAGTTAGATAAATTAAGTAATTTGATGGCATGAGCTTTTTCAAACTCACGCACATCATCCTTACTATTTTTTAAGATTAAAGTAATCTTCATTTTATAAATCTTCTAATGGGTCAAAAGCGGTTTCAACAATTGCATAATCGCAAGACCATCCTTTTTTGATGTTGAAGTCCAAAGGATTTTCGTCCAATGTAGCATAACCGTTGTTTGATTTTTCACCTGCAAAGAAAGAGCTGATATTGATTCCTGTGTAAGAACCTCCTGTTAAATCTTTACAGATAATTTTTCCTGATTCGTTTACGAAATAAACAACCAATGCTTTCTCACAATTGAAAGTAGATAATTCAGCAATTTGAGCCGAAGTTAAAGACTTCATCATTGATGTGAATGCAGAAGGGTTCATTCCTACTAATTCAGCTTCACCGTTTAATGTTGAGTTATCCCCACCACCGTTAGTGATTTTTTCACCTCCTGCAATTATCGCACTGGATAAGAATGGAGTAATTTGAGCTTTCGTATCATCAGATGCAGCAAATACAGTTTGCCAGTCAGCCAAGATAGTAATATCTTTTCCTGCTGTTCCGTCAAACGTGTAGCCTTTTCTTTGTACAATTACTTTTTGGATTTGTCCGAAATTGTCTCCACAAGCAGCGGCAGTGATGTCGCTAATTGCTGCTGATAACGGGCAATCACAAGTTAAAAATGACATAATTTTAATTTTTTGATTTATGAATATTTAATCTTGACTTCCCGTAATCAATTAATCAAATATAGCGAAATAATTTGTAAACCATAATTTATTTTAATTTGTTCGCCAAACTCCGCTTACTGGTGGATGAATGAAATACTCAAAAACAGCATAACAAAGGTTGTCAACTTGGTCATCATGTACACCATTTGGAAATGACGCACATTCCTCCATGAAGCTATTATTCCAAGCACCTTTTAAAACCTTTACCTTGCCTCCTTGAATGCTTGGTGCTGAATCTTCAACCCTGCTAATTTTACCTAATGAAACTCTTTTGTTTGGTATTTCAATGCCGTTATAACCTTTGTTTTTCAGCATTGATACTAAAGATTTCCCTGATGCTTTTGGCTCAATAAAAACCCTTGTGCGAGCTTTTGATAATTGATGAGTAGTAAAGTATTTAGGGAAGAATTCAAGTAACTCATAAAGCTCCAAATGAATTGTCGTGCTATTAATCACAACCATTTCATTCTTATTATGAGCAACAACCATTATTGCAGTAGGGTCATTATTCGTATTCTTTGTATAAGCTCCATCAATAAAAACATCAAACTTGTATTTTTGTTTATTAAAGTTTTCAACTCTTTCAAACCAATCACGCTTCAACATATTACCCTCTTGGGCCGATGGCCTTTGCTGGTATAAACTGTTGAATGTAATAGGGCTGTGTGACCTAACCTTTCCAATCCTTTCAGCACTGTGTTTTGCTTCCCATAACGCCTCATCAATCTGACGAGGGTCATCAATATCAATTGCTTCGGGAAGTGGCTTTGTTTCCTCTTTTAATGCTGATAATGCTATTACTTCCCATTCATCAGGCTCTCGCTGTAATAACCTTCCTGCAATATCATCCTCATGCCACCTAGTAAATAATAATAATTGTTTTGAATCATTATGCAAACGGGTGCTGAATACGTCCTCATACCAACTCCAAACCCTGTCACGCATCAACTTACTTCGTGCTTCTGTCCTATCTTTAAACGGGTCATCAATAATACCCAAATCAACAGGTGTACCAGTTAAAGAACCGCCAATTCCAACAGATTTCAAAAACCCATAATGCTCAATAATTTCAAATATTGTGCTGTTTCTTAAAACTCCCTTGCTTAAATCGGTTGAAACATTTGTGCTGTTCAATCTAGTATTTGGAAATACTTTTTCATACCTAGGATTATCAATAATCTGTTGAATATTCCTATTAAATCCACTAGCTAAATCTGAACTGTAAGAAGTTAATGCAATTTTGGCTTTTGGGTTTTTACCGAATACGTATGCAGGAAATTGTCGTGAACTGATTTCACTCTTTCCATGCTGTGGAGGAATGAATATCATCAGCTTTTTTTTGCCTAATGAACCATCAAGCAAAGCATCTAATTTATCACATACTAATTTATGAAACCACTGAAGCTCATAATCCTCTTTGTTATAGGTTATGAATTTTGATAAGCTGTTTTGCGCTTGTCGCCTGTGTAGTTCATCTAAAAGTTTGTATTCCTGTATAATATCATTCTTTGACATCTTTCTTTAGTTTGTCAACTTTCGCTTGAATTTCTTCATCTGTAAACTCACTAAACTCGTCCTTCTGAACTGTTACGTGTTCAGTCCTTTCAATATATCCTCTTTTCTTGCCTTTAGTTTTCAGGTAAAAAATCACCGCTGTATCGCTTCCTTTTTGGATATTCTCAAGCAATTTACCTTCAGCAAAATCCAATGTAATATTTTGAATATCATCAACCTCTTTTGCAAACTCAGCATCTTTGTTGTAATACTGGTAAAAGGTTACTCTTGTGATATTAGCTTTCTTACAAGCCGTTGTTACTATTCCTAAACTCTTTTCAAGGCACTCAAGAACTCTTTTCTTATTTGCTGCTGTTTTTTTTGGTGATGTGCCTCCCATGTTCTAATGATTTTTAAATGCTTTTAGTGGGTAAAAAACAAGGCTGTTTCTGTACCCTCCCTCTTTTAATGCTACTATTGGTGTGACTCCATGTACGTTTTTCCAAGCGGGATAAACTAACATTGAATTATCGCTGCTGTCCATTGTAGCACCATAATCAGGCACGTTTAAATTACCACCCTCTGAAGCGAATCTTTTAGTTATAATAACATTTACACAACCTTTTATGTTTCCGTTATCCCTGTGAAACGGTGCAGATATATTGTAATTTGAAATACTACTTGTAAACATCTTGCTGAACCTCCATTTTTCAGGAACGTTTTCTTCAATCAGTTTAATTTGCTTTTCGTATATCGTTGGTGCTATTTCCTTTATTAGTTTTTCACATTCTTTACACGATAAAAGCATTGCTTTGATAAAAGTTCTTGCCGTTGGAACATTGTGAACGCTTGATACTGTTGGGTAAACCCTTCTCATATGTGGTTTAGGTGGAACAGAGCCTATTATTGTACTGTACTGCAACACTTCGTTCTCTTTTGAGTGCAAACCACTTGACCTTTTCATTTGTGACTTAGGAACGTTCTTTGACCTTAATTCCTTATTTGATATATTTATAAGTCCCTCAAGTTTTTTTGAGTACTCACCAATGTTTTTAATGAAAAAACCAATAACCTCACCATCTTCGTAAAACATAGTGTCCTCGGTGATGTTAGGTGTGAACATTTTGCAATTATCTCCAATCTTTACGTTATGCTCAACCAGTTTTAAATCAACTCTTTTCATATGCAAATATTAGTAACAATAAATATTGTTTGCTTTAACTATAAATCTATTTGGTACTGTGTAATCGGGAAGATTGTAAAACCTTTTATCCTGCTCTATTACGTTTTCGTACTGCGTCTTGAGCTTGTCTATCAAATCCTTATACCTAGCAACATTTCCATCAATATCAAAACTCCATTCAAAGACCATCTTTTTAGGGAATATTTCCATTGCTTCTAATATTGGCATTTCAGCACCTTCAATATCCATCTTCACGCAATCTTCTTTGTGTACAGCTTCAGAAAAATGAATACAATCAACTGTGAATTTCTGATTGCCCCAATTTTTGTAAAGGCTATTCCTCCAAACCTGCATATTGTTACCAACGTAAAGAGTCATTTTTTTCTTATCATTTGCAACAACAGCAACGTTATGAATGTTTGCATCCATATTGTTCAATTTAAGATTTCGCTCTATCATCTTGCAGTTAAATGGGTCGGGTTCGTAGATGTCAGTCGTTGCCCCCTTGTTGATGGCGTTCACTGAGAAAGCCCCAACATTTCCACCCAAATCAATCCAATGTTCTTTAGGTTTAATTCTGAAGTATTTCTTCTCGTAAACGTTCCGAACTATAACTTCATCAAAAGTCTTTTCATCACTTGTATTCCCCCTTGCTTGGAACTTTATACTTCCGTGTTGTAAACTTTTTACTTTCACAACTTTTCTTTTTCTTGTTTTAATTTTTCAATTAACAACAAACCAACATCAGCGCCTATTGACCTAAAATGCTTAACTAGCTCAGAAGCGTCCTCATAATGGTCAAGGTCAAATTCAATCATAATTGCCTTCATTACACCGTCTTTCATCCCGTCAATATCCCCTTCAACATCTTCATCATCAAGTATTGAATAATCAAGTTCCTCATCAGTAACCCCAAATTCATATTCCTGAAAACCGAAATCAAGTAAATCTTCTTGGTCAAAGAAATTAGCCAATGATTCAAAATCCCACTCACCCTGATTTTTGTTCATCCTGATATTCAACTCTTTTTCTTTTTCAAGAGTTAAATTAAGCTCAATGGCTGGAATTTTCTTCATGCCGAGCTTCTGAGCAACAAAAGTCCTCTGATGCCCCCCAATGATTATTCCATGTCGGTCTTTATTGACATTGACCAAAATAGGGTCAACTAAGCCGAAGCGTTCAATTGAATCTTTAAGTTGTTTGAATTGGTGTTCCTTTAGAACTCTTGGATTGTACTCAGCATTGATTAGCTTTTCCACATCCCATTGTGTGATTTTCAAATTACCCATCGTTTGAAACTATTTTAAGATTATTTCAAATGTAAGCAAAAAAAACTAATGTCCTAATTCGTTGCTAGTAAATTCATAATAACAGTTTTGCAGATGGTGTAAATAAGTAATCAGCACAAGGGCATCATAACTGAATAATCCATCTTCATTTTCAAAGACTAAAAAATTATCCTTTTCCCAATATCCAACTTCGTGATCAACTTCTTTGTAAGTAAAATCATAATTGATAAGAATTTCAACTGTTAAAAGAATGCCTGAGATACCTTCAATGTACGTGAACTGCCCACCTGCTGAATGAACTATACATTCTTCATTTGTAGTCCTTACAAGCCCGAATATGTTCAGCACCTCGCCCTCATCGCTTAATACTTTATTCCCAATACGTAATTCCTCTAAGGTCATGTTGTGAATGTAATAAAAAATAAGTTTAATTATTTTGTGGCAATAATCAGAATAATGACTATTAGAAATAAAATCCCAACCAATAAATTTTCTTCTTGTTTTTTCATCTGAATAGATGGGTTAACCTTGCAACTTGACCATGTTCAAAGCTATGAATAAACCCTTCTATTGCTTTTGGTGATAATGTAAATCCTTTCTTTTGATGCCAAGCGTCTGTTCCTGATGGGCTTCTTAAATATTCTACGGTACAACCTTGATAATCTTTGCCACTTCTGAATTTGAAGTAATCCTTATGATGAACATGGTGTAAATAAATATACCTCCAATACGTATCAGCCCAGTCGTGCTTAGCCTCGTTTGCCATTAACAACGGAAGTTGGTCAATCTTTGCTCCATCACCATGAGATGTCCCAATGAGGCTGTTGCCATATCTGAAATATTTCCTGTGATTATTCGTAACATTAAACGTAACATTTTTGCAATTTCTAAACCAAGCATGAATGACATTTGCTAACATAAAACCTGAAACGAAATCATGATTTGAGGGGTTGTGAACAATATGAACATCGGCTAATAATCTAATCCTGTCAATAATTCCTACATACATATCACGAGCCTCTGTGAAGTTCCTATGCCATTTTTTTGTCATATCCTGAGGTGTTCCACTTGTTGTTGTCGGTGAAGCTCCATCAGTATGTAATACATCGTTACCAATCACAAAGAGTATTTTATCAATCGGAAACCCCTTTGCTTTACTTAGAATACCCTCAACGCCCTTTACAGCCCTTTCAATTGCTATCTCGTTATTATACTCATCGTTTGTTTCCGATGCGTCAGCCAACTTACCAATATGTAAATCGGCAATATCAATAACTAACAGGTGTGGGTCTTCAATCTTATCTCTTTTTATGGGTCTGTACTTAGGTGAAAACGTATTAAGCTTATCAGCAAACTCATCAAGCATATCATCCAGCGAAACAACCTCAGACATATTTTTAATGAATATACTAGCCCCGTTCTTATCCTTCAACCAGCCATGCTTCCAAGTAACCTCATCATCGTTTGATATACCGCTGTCAAGCATTTGAGCCTCAATCTTATCAAGATATTCCTGTGGGATTTCCTTCCTTCCTTTAGTGTAATTTTTATCATAGAAAGAAGCCGATGGTTTATATTCTGAGTTTTTTACTAAAACCTTTCCAATATTAGCTTTAAGGAATTTAATCTTGTATTTGGCTGTCATCATTTTAGCAATCTGCCCTAATGAAAAACCTTCTTTATGTAGATTTAGTAACTCTGTTGAGCGTTCTGAATACTTTCCCATATTTTTTTGCCTAATTTAATGATTTTTATTTAATGCTGTTTAAAAACATATTACCACCTGCCAAATACCATAATTTAAACGGTGTTAATTCTTTACTTTTACTTCATGAATGAATTTAATGAAGAATATCCTGATTTAATTATTTGCATAGGCCATAGCGTTTAACGTTCGTGCCCTATTGCAATCACTACAACTGCTATTATCATTGATGCTGCTAGTATTACTCCTGTGGTCATTTGATTATACCTTTAACAATTAACACTATTATTAATATTCCTAATGATGGGGTTAGCATATTGTTAGTAAATTATCTCTTCAACTATAAATGTTTTTCCACATTTCTTATAACAACAAACTATCTCTTGTTCTATGTCACTTGCTCTAAGTTCATCATCTAAACACTCTTTTAAATCTCCTGTTACTTCTTGATATTCTGCACAGTATGGACAATGTACCCAAATATCTAAACCTGTTTCTGCTGTTGCTTTTCTTATCGCTTCCATAATCTCATTTTTTCAAGTTAATATTCTTTTGGTTTAGTCAACACTTGGATTTTATCTAAATTCTCTTTTATCATGCGCTCAATCTTTTTCTTTTTTTCTTCAAGGTCATCATGTATCATCATTAGCCTTTCAACTTCTTTTATTTTGTTTTCCATCACTTTTTTTTAAATTATTACTACGTTTTACTCGGTGGGGGGGGTTATTTACCATGCTTATGAATAAAACAATAAGCCATTTCAATAAATAAACTCTTTTCAGTGTGCACTGTTTTTATAGGGTTGGCACTATTTTTATCGCCTTGAATTTCAACTATCATTCCCTTTAAATACTCTGCTTGTTGTTCTCTTGTCATAATCTACTTTTTACTGTTCTTAATTCTTTGGCGGGGTGGGTAATGTTGCTACCATGTAATGACTTATGTAATTAAGTGGTATAAATTCGCTTTCAGCTATAAATATCACCTCTTTACTTTCTATTGTGTAAGCCCAAATATCTACATCGGGAGGTAATTCGTTTATTACCCCCTTCATACTTATCCACTCCTGAGCTTTTTGGTAGCCATCAATAAAGCATTTTTTAAAGCTCCACAATCCTTGAGGTTTACTCATGTATTCCTCCGCTAACTTTTCTATTGCTTCTTTATCCATCACTTTGGTTTTTGGTTCTTTTTATTATTGTAAGTTTTGTAATCAACTATTCATCAATTCCTCATAATTAAATTTATTCCCAAGTGCCTGACGTATAGTGATTTGCTCCCCTGAATATCCATAAAATTGGTTATTAAATAGCTTCACCTTTTCGGGTACTAAGCAATCACCTTCAATAAATGATATTCCTGCAATTGTAATAGCCCATAATCCTGAAGCCTTAACACTTGGGTCAGTATTGTTTTCGTTCTTTCTAAGCAATCCCCAGTGCCGCAACTTGGCGTAATCTCCATTGATTGTTTTAAAGTCCTTAATCGGGTGCAACCATCCTTTTTCTCGCTCCTTATAAAATTTGATTAATACGCTTGCCATTCCTCCTGTGAGTTTGACCTTATACTGTTTTACATTCTGAGTACAGCAAGGGCAATTTGTCCCTTCCTCAAAATTATCATTCAAAAACTTTTTTGCTTCTTCAATTGTGGTTATCATATCTGTTGGTTTCATATCGTTTGGTTTTTTAAAATTTCTATTGCTTTGTCTAAATCTTTAATTCTCGCATTTCGTTCTTTGTGCGCTTCAGGGTAATGTTCTTTATCCCAATTGGTCAAGCATTTTTTAATTATTGCTTTTTCTTCCTCTAATATTTGAATTGAATATTTCATATCTGTTTAATTTTAAAACCAATCTTTTTCAACCGCTTCGTTAAAACATTCAATTACGGTTTCTTTGATTACCATTTCAGTGAATAATTGTGGGTACTGTTCAATGTGTGCAGCTAAGGCATCTCTCATATCGCTTGTATCATTTGTAATTTGACATTCGTGATTGAAATATTCCCTAGTAATAATCTTTTTTGCTCCATGAGTTTGAACATCATTTTTGATTCCTATTTTTGAGCCCTCATCCATATCATTAATAAATTGCTCAACGTTTTCTTTCGGACACAAACAACCACCTCCCATGTTCACGTATGTAATTCCTTCCTTTTTTCCTTCATCAACTTGCTTTTGACTAAAGGCGAAAAACACCTCATGCTTTTCAATTGCCTTGTTAATTTCTTTTTGTACTAATTCACTCATATCTATTTGGTTTTAATTGGTTTAAAATAAAAAACTTTGCACTTGTTCGTAAACATAATCAGAATCTTCATTTAAAAAATCAAGTTCCCTTTCCGTCATTTCAACTCCTTTGTAATCTGCTGCTACAATGTAAGCATCTGTAAAATCAGGGTAATCATCAGTGTGAACATCATCTAATTCTACATTGTCAATTTTTGTGTAATCAAATCTCATATCGTTTGTTTTATTGGTTTTTAAAAATGGGGCTTTTTACACCCCTTTGTTTTTAATTAAAAAGAATTGAATCCATTCTGTGATAAATTTCATCTTTTAAAGTTTCTTCAGCTTCAGTAGTTAATCCTAAATCTGATTTGATTTCTAACGCTTCGTATTTGCTGATTAAAATTGCTAGTGTAGTTTTCATATCTTTTTGTTGTTTGGTTAATAACTATACCTAAAGATAGAATAAATAAACCATTAAACAACTATAATTATAAACTTTTTTTAATTTAATATAATATATTGGTTGTTTTCCAGTGCTTTCAACACTTTCTTTCTTGAACGTTTTTGCACTTCTTTACTGTATAATAGCTTTGATTCAATTTCAAGTTCATTAAAACCCTCCTGCAATAACTGGGTTTGTTTTATTTCAATTTTATTTCTCATATCGGCTAACAATTCAAAAGCCTCTGATTTTAATTCATTACGGTTTTTATTCATCCAGCTCAATCAATTTAAATTCAATTCTTGGTTCTTTTTTATCAACAAATCTTCTTGCTGTTATTTTCACGCATTTATTATCATTCCTAATTGCCTTTGATTTTTGTAAACAATCCAGCACCCCTTTTAGGCAATTATCCAAATCTGCTCTCATGCTAGGGTAATACACATCAATTTCAAGTTCAAAAAAACCTTCAATATCTTTTCCTCTATAAGCTCCACTGAGCTGCATGAAAAAACTATTCTCATACTCTTTTAAAGCTTTAGTCTTTCCGAGTGAGCTGAACCGTTTATTCTTTGGCCCTAGTGTTATAATCTTATAGCAGTTTGATTTGCTTGGTACTTTACCATAAATTATTTCTGTTTTCATAAAACTTTTAAAACATCAATATTAATAATTTGAAACTGACCTTCAGAATCAAACTCAAAAACCCTTCCTTGTACCTTGTATTGACTAAGTGACAAATCAATTTTAGCACTCACTATGTCACCCTTTTCAGGCAATACAGGAACACCACACTTAATTGACTTCAAGCTTTTCATATCTGTAATTCTCACGTGTATCATAATTATTTTTGATTTTTAGTTTAAATTTCCTCTATTTTTTCTTGCCATTTTGATTTTTTAATCAAAACAGGTTGTTATTTATCAACTTCTTTTTTTGCTATTTCTGATAAAATAAAAACCAATACTGAAAATGGTATTGAAGCCCAAAAAATAAACATTGGCAATTCTGTTGCTTCAACTGCTTTTAGGATATACCATGTTAGATAAAATTTAATAGGTGCTATGATTAAAAATGTGATTACTGCTATTACTGTTTTCATGTTTTAAATTTTAATAATTAATAAAAAAACCCTCTTGTTCGGTCAACCATTAACAAACAAGAGGGTCTGCACCTCTTAGGAAGGATGTAAGAACGGTCTTAAATATTGTTATGCTTCCTCCTCATAAGGAAAAACATCAATCACATTAGTTTTTGCAGCATTCACAATTTCCCAATCAACAATAGAACCTTCCATTCTTTCGTTTGTTTTTTCTATTGCTTCAATAATGCTATCAGCTTGTACTAAATAATTCTCATTGAATTTTTTCTCTTTTCCGCTATCTGAATCAACAGAAACATAAGTGATTTTAAGCTTAAAAAACGTTTCTTTGCTTTCATCAATTACAATATCATTAATGTTTGATTTTGAACAGGTCGCTAAATTATACTCAGGAATGTATTCTTCTAAAATCCCTTGTAATCTAGCTTCTGCCTCGGTGAAACTTAAAGCATTTAAAAAGTATTCTTCACTCTTTTTAAAAATTGTGCCATTCTCTGCCTGTTTCAGGAATTGAATTTTGGCTTTGTACCATGTGTTCATATTTATTTGGGTTTATTTGGTTACTTTTTATAATTATCATTAAGCCATTCTATCAATTCTAGTTCGGTTACTTTATTCACCTCCATAAAATCGTTAAAAGTTTCAGGAACTTGTTCTTCAATAAAGAACTTTGTATCAGGTCTTAAATTTTCATTTGTAATAAATTCATAGGTCGCTTCACTTCCTCCGAAACAACTTACTTCGCAACGACTTAAAGTTGCTCTGATTTCTTTTTTCTTCGTTTTCATATCCATTTATTTAGTTTGCCTACTATTCAGGGTTTCGGCTTATCCCTTTTGTTCTTGTACTTCAAAAAATCCATTTTCTTTTAATATCTCGCTCAAATCAGCATCCGAATTACTCAAAGCCTTTAACCAATCAATTACATAAATGTGAGCCGCTTCCTGTTTCACCCTTCCTAATTCATTGCTAGGATTTCCATTCATTATTTTAATAACCTCAATTTTCAATAGGTTTTTTTCTTTTACTCCTGATGAATATTTGTGAGCATTATCAAGCATTTCCTTTAGTGCTTTTTCTTTGTAATCATTTAATTCCTCTTTTGATGGCTCAATCAATTTAGTTTTAAATAAGAATTTAAACAGGTTATTTGTATCAATTCTTGAAAATTTATTATTGCCGTGTTTTAAGGCGATGTAAGGCTTTATTATACATTGATTGACATAATCCCTCCTTATCTTTGTTCTCTCTTCCATATCGGGTTCTTTTGGTTCTTCTTTCGGTTTGTTGCGGTGTTCCTCTGCTAGTGCTTTGTTTCTCATATCCCTAAAAGCTTTTAAAACTGCACCTAAATACATCGGTGAAAGTTTTCCATAATGGTCAACTTTTACTTCAATCGCTCCTGAACTTACTTTTTTAAATGCAATTAATAATTCCTCCGCACTGAAATCTTTGTACTCAGTTATTAAAAAATCTTTCATTACAGTCCATTCCTCATCTGATAAAATTGATACACTTCCAATCATCAAACAGCATTGATTTAATGAATTGCCAATTTTCTGCCAACCGTTTTTATCATCAACCGCCAAATCAAATATCTGAGTGGTTTCATGGTACATTAAAGCTAGCTTGTTGAAATACTTCTGTGTAGTATTCGCTAATGAAGTTTCACCGCCTCTATTAATTTTTACTATTCCATTTTCGTTTTGCATATCTAAAATCTATCAGGGTTATAATTTGTAGGAATTTTCATGCCTCCTATTTTTTCGGGTTGTTTATTAATATTTGTTTTTAATTCAAATAACCCCATCCATCCATTTGCAATACTTTGTTCTAAAATCTCAATTGCAATATTTGAATTTTGGGCGGCCAATTTCATCAACTTCTTTTTATTAGCTTCTACCGATGAATTAACAATTGGTTTTTTTGATTCTTTTCTAAAGTTTAAATACTCCATGTATTTTTCATTAAGAATAATATCATTAGGGAAATAAACAACCTCTTTTACTTCTTTATTACTCTTATTCTTATTCTCTTTCTTACTCTTATTCTTATTAGTTGGATTCTCGTTGAACGGAATTTCAACGGGCGTTGAACGGGCGTTGGATTTTTGTTCAGCCTTTTCAGCTCTTAATTTTGCTGATTTTTTACCTGCTTCACTCGCTTGTTTACTTTTTTCAACTCTCTCAATCATTTGATTATCAAGGAACTCAATAACAACATACTGTTCTTCTGTCTTTAAAATTCCCTCATCAAATAAAATATTTAATTCTTTTTTACTTCGTATTTTTTTCTCAAGTTGTTTTCTAGTAACGTCACCTTGCTTACTCCAATAAAAGCAACAAACATTAATAAAAACTCCCTGAGCAGCATAACTTTCTAAAGTTATTGAGCCATTTGCCCATTCTCCTGTGAAGAATTTAAACCAAGGTGATTCTTTTGCCATTTGTTTATTGTTTAAAACTTTAAATAATTTAATTAAATTTTTTTACTTCTTTTTTTCCTTAACAAATTTAACTCCGTCAACTTCCAATAAAAGAAGTAAATCACTTTCAATCATTTTATAAATCCAAGTAACTGATTTATCAATTTTTTTAGCATAAGTGCTAACCTTTACAAATCCTTCTGTTTCATTCATACCTCAAATATAATAATTTAATTTAGACTTTTAAACCTTTAACCTGTTTTATTTATAATAATATCCAATTGTTTTTAAACTTTCGCTATACTGAGAAGCTTTTGAAATATTCCCATATTCTAAAGTATCAATGTAACTTGTACATTTTTGAATTTTATCATGAAAAGGCTTATCAAAAATCAACAGGTTTTCACATTGTCTTATTGAGTGGATAACAGTCGCATGATGTTTTGATAAATATTTGCCAATTTTTTGAAGTGAAAAATCGGGGTTTAATTTCTTTACCATGTAGAAAAACGCTTTTCTTGCATCCGTAATTCTTCTTTCTCTGTTTTTTGATGCTAATTCACCTTGTTTAATATCATAAACATTACAAACTACATTTTCAATTTCTGCCATTGAGCGACATTTTTTTGAGGTTGTCAAACCTGCGTACACTATTGCGTTCATATTTATTTGTTTAAATTATTATAATACCAAGTTGGGATTTCCAACTCTAAAACTCCTGATTTGTTTCCGCAGTCTTCAGCATATCCCATTTCAATACGCTCAGGACTTTCTTTTGCTTCTTTAATATTCATACAAAGTTTTTTATAAATGGCTCTATGAGTATCAATATCAACTGGATTAACCGTGTAAATTTGAGCGTTGTAAGGGGCTTTTTTTTCAACTACTAAATAGTAATAATATGCTACCTTAACACCAAGAGTTTTTTCAACTCCATCAACCTGCGTTGCACATTGTATTCCGTAAAGGAATTTGGCAAATGATTTTGCGAATGTTTCAGGACTTGAATCTTCAGCCGTTTTTACCTCTAAAATAAAAACACTATATTCGGCACGTTTCTTAATTACATCGGGTCTAGTTTTAAGCAGTAACCCACTTTCTTTGTCAATCCAATATCCACTACCCTGTTTGATAATATCGCCCTTTATAGCTGCTTGAATCCTTTCATTTTGACAGCTCTTTAACATACCCTTTAAATCAATAAGCTCTTTTTCAGTTATTACAATTTTATCTTTGTTTTTTTCAAACTGCTCAATCTTCCAATTTTTATTTTCTTTGTTGTTGAAAGTCGTTTCAGGATGAGGTCTTTTTTCAGGGTCAAATATCCAATACTTATCATCAAGCTCACCGCCTTCAAGAAGCATATCTTCAAAAGCGTGTCCCATATTAAAACAACTTTTTTGCTCCTTTTCTTTTGGTTCTTCAACAAAGAAATGTGCCGTTGATTTGACCGCTTTCTTTAACTGTGAAGCACTGATTCCTTCACCCGAATGGTAATCATCAATACTAATATCTGTTGTAAATTTTTTCATATCTAAATTGGTTTTAAATAAAACTCTCCAACGTCCTCCAAGTGGAATAGATTCTTAGTATCTACCTATCAAGTTACTGTAAGTCAATGATTGGCTACACTGTACTATTCACTATCAATTCTACTATTCTTCCTTACCTAATCTCAAAGCTAACACTCTTGGAAGTGTTGTGATTATGGTGGGTGCTTGGCTCTCTAATATATTAACACCCTTATCACTCGCTTATCCTTTAGCGTTGGAGAGTTTATTTTATTTTGTTTCTTCTACCACCTCATCAACATCTTCATAATTGATTTCTTCAGGCTCAAAAGCATTATCCAAATCTTGAACTGGTTTTTGAAATTTCGCTTCATGGTTTTCATCAAATACACGAACACCTTCAGCAGCTTCCTCAATCCTTTCGGTTTTTGGTATCATTTTCCAAAGCCTCCTTATTGCCGTTTTCTTTCGCATTTCGTTGGCTATTGTTTCCGACCCACTCCAAGGGCTGTATTTACTTCCTGCTGCTTGGCTGGTCGCTTTTATTTGCGTTATTTCATCTTCGCTTAAAGTTGCCACTGTACAACCTCCACCATTCAAATAAGCTATTGCATAACACCCACGAATCTCACCCCTATCTTTAGCAAATGAATCAGGCTCATGAACTAATTCAATTCCTTTTTCGGTAGTTACTTGCTTGTAATAATCCTTTGAATAAACAACCTCAGCATGAAGGCTTTTAACATTTAATTGTGAGGTCATTAAGAAAATCATTCCCTGATAACTAATGTCCAAAATCGCTTTACCGCCTCTAGGGATTAAATAACAATAAGCCTTTTTTGGATTCAACGTTAAACCTGTTAAGGCAACATTCACCATTGCTGTTGTTATTGAATTTGGGTTACATTTTTCAAGTGCTGAATTTCCTGAAATTGCCTGAAGAGCAAAACTCATTTCCTTTTCCCATAATAACGGGCTGCTTGTTTCTTTTACTAAATCAACAAACTTACTTTTCGCTACTAAAACTAAATCTTTACTGCTCATATTTATTTGGTTTTTAAGGTTACTAAATCTAATTCATAATCATTTCCTTTGTACTTGATAATTATAGGCTCATCACTAACCTCAAGGCATTTTGTTAAATCCTTAACGGTCAACGTTTCATTCCTTAATGAGAACCCAAGTGAAGAATGTTTTCTTCCAATTGCGTTTCCAATTGTTTCAAGCGTCATGTTATTATCCCCTGCTACAATTTGAATAAATCTTTTCAACGTTACTTTCATTTTTTTAATTTTTTTAAAATATTAATACTGTGTTTAACTGCGTAAATTTCTCGGTGGATTACTTGTAATTCTCCATTAGTTTTATTCTCGTTTAACTTTTCTTTGTTAAGCCTTTC